ACCGCTTCTAATTTACTTGGCTAACTTTTTCAATTTGAAACTGCGTAGTTCTGATCCAACTAGATGGCGCAAGCAAATTAAGAAAGCAGTACCTCTTAATAAAATGAAAGGCAGATTAGAAGGACTTAGACAAGCATTAAGCGATGCAGGAATGGAATTAGTTGAATTTTCTCAATTGTGGCAAGTTGGGACAAAATATTCACATACAGAAAGTTTCTTGTATTCTGGCGAAACAATTTTTAAATTGTCAAAAGTAAGTTTAGATAAAAATAATACATTTTTTTTATTACAACTAGAAACTAATACTTCAGATTATGCAACAATAAGCTTAGACAACATAGAAATTTATACAAGTAATGGTGTTTCTTATATGAAATATATAGGAAACTCTCTAGAGCTATCTTCGAGATTAAAAATTACATATCAAATAAAAGAATTTCCTAATGAAACTCAAGTTCAAATTCACAATTACATATTAGGTTTGTCTTTGATTGACACAAGAGATGATCGTTATTTTGAGTATCCACCAAAGGATTGGAATACTTATGCAATTGAAGAGACAGATCCTTTGTTTGATGTGATTGTAAATGTTAAAAATCCATTTTATGAGCCAATTGTTTTTGGTAAAATTCGTACTGAATTTCCATATTCAGAACAAGCTTATAACATGGATGAATATAACGGTTCATTAAGAGACAGTTTTGACCCTAAAGATATTGACAAGAACTTTATTGAACCATGTAGAGATACAATTAGTGCTAGATATAATCTAGAACTTTCTGTTCAAGATTTATCTAATATAAGACTGGTCGAGGCGCAAGAAATAATTGCTGAATACACGCCATTTCATGCAATTCTTCACACATTGAAATTTAATGGCTATATGGAAGACTATATGCTTCCGGCATATGAGTCTTGGCAGATTTTAATAAAATATAATGCTTCTGATTATTTGATTTCTGGTCAAGCTAATACAATATTTAACAGAAATATTAGACCTAATGTGTATGGTCAAGTTCTTAGAAACATGTTAGCAACAGCGCAAACCGCTGAAAGCGGAACAACAAATGGATATAATGAATCAATTATTTTGTTCTGTCCTTTGCAAAATTTAGAAACAATTGGCATTTCTAATAATTCATCTGACACATTATTAGAAATTTTATCTCCACATGCAAATAGCGGAGAATATACTGTTCAAAATCCTGTTGGTAATTATGTTGAAATAATTGGTCCGATTAGTGAACCTTTAAACACAACAGAATTCAGCTTTATACTTTCCAACATTGTTTTATCTGATTCTAATTTTGATGTTTATCAAGATGACTTGTATTTTATAACAGATTCTACCTTGGATTTTCTTTATTATCCAATAAAAACTATATTTGATGTTGAAAATGGTCAGGCTGTTGCAAGTTGGAAGATACAAATTATTTCAACTGGATTAATTTATGAAATAACAAATATAGTCAACAATAAGATTTACTTGCTGAACGATGGGTCTCTCACAAATTCTTATTATGAAAATTTAGATTACAAGCTTCTTGATAATAGTAATAATATAATATTTGAATCAAATGATGGTATTTACAATGTTGTTTATAGGGGAAGAGTAGTAGTTGATGCTGGAACTGGTATTGGAAACATTCAAACATTTTTAACAAGAAACAATTATTTCTTCTTTGATGCTGATTCTTCTCAATATTATATTGATGGATATCCAGATACATCAAACGAAATTTATATAGATAATTACAATGCTGGTGATCAAGGTGGAGTAAGTGGTAAAATATTGCAAAGAATTACTGCTGATAGTGGAAATTTAGATTATAACAAGATGTTATTTTTAAAACCAATTACTTTCCCAACATTTACAGATCCAAATGATCCGAATGCATTAGAGGATAGCACATTTAAAGAAAACTATTTAATTGAAATTAACAGTTCTTTTTATTCGATAATAAGCGAAGAAACAATAGGACTTAATCAGTATTTATTTTTATCTGGTAAATTTGAAGAATGGGGAACGATATCAAGTGGTGGAACATCGGTTTCTTACGACTTGATAAGATATGTGAAAGATCCGGCAACAATTATGTTACAAGATTTTGATTTTGTAGATAGATCTGGTCAAGAAGTAATTACAAATGAGATAATGAACTTGCCAGCATTTGCAATGACTGATTTAGCTTCTGGTTCTGAGACTAAAGACTTTTCGGTACAAGAAGAAAGTATTGGTTACACTATTTTAACTAAAGATAATAAGAAAACTGAAGGGAACATATGATTGATTCAACGAATTTTCTTGGTTCTGTAAGTGGTAAAATTATTGACAAAAATGGCACCGAGAAAGTCATAGATTTCAAGAATGCTGTTTTGGCTGGTGGTAGAGCTGAACTTGTAAAAGTTTTAGCTAATAGCATTGGTAGTTATGAGCAGTTTGTCTCAAGAATGATTTTTGGTGACAATGGTGTTGACGGCACAACCTTAAGATATGTAAACCAAGATAGAACTGGTTTGTTTGGCATTACTAGGGCTTCTAAGACCGTATCAGCAAGTATTGACAACTCTAACCCAACACAGGTTATTTTTACTTCTGTGTTAGGTTTCAGCGATGCCAATGGTTATTCACTTTCTGAAATGGGATTAGTGTTGAATAATGACGTTTTATACTCAATGGCGACATTTTCGCCATTGTCAAAAACATCTGATATTCAAATTATTTGGAACTGGCGTATAAATTTACTGTAATTCGTTCTAAATATATCATGCCTAATATTAGTATAATCCCAGTACCAAGTTATCAAGCACTACAGCCTTATTATTATCAGGTGGATAATCAACCATTTGATGCCTTGGCTCAAAGAGATGAGGTAATTAATAATTCTGTAGATGCTAATACTGCAATTCTAGAATCTGCTATTGGAACAACAGGAACTTTGGCAGCAAGATTAAATCAATCCATAGCTCCAAATGGAGATCTTTTAACATATAAAATTGATGAAGCTCTTCATAATATAGGCGCACATACAGATGGATCTTATGATGGCACTGATTATGTAAGGATGACTCTTTCTGAACGCCAAAAATTAGCTCTTATAGCTGATGAAGCTAAAAATATAAGTATTCAAGTTGATCAAGTTAGTCAGATTGTTTATTTTGATAATGGACCAATTTTATTTAAGAATTCAAGTACTATAAACTTTGTTGTTCATGAACCGAATATTATTACTGCTGAAGTTGAAGTTGGTTTGCAATATGCACACAGGCATTTTTACAGTATAGAACCATTGTCAGCTGGTTTAAGTCCAGATTATATTAATTATATAACTGGACTTAATGTTCCTTATGAAGAAGGATCTCTTAGGGTTTATGTAAATGGTACAAGAATCTACAGTGATGGCGCTTCTATTTATGTGCCAACTCCATATGCAACGAGTAGTTATCAGCTAAATGGATTTACAGAAAACACAAATCGTCTAGGTTTTGTGTTAGATCAAGCGATAACATCTTCTGATGTTATAAGAATAGATTTCAATTTAGCATTAGATTAAAAATCACTATGTTATTACATGCTAAATAACATCAAAGATTTGTTAGATAAAAATATTGTTTGCAACAGACATAGCGAATTCCAAATAGAAAAATTTATTGTAGGAAAAGAAACTACACCAAACTCTCAAGCTTGGCAGTGTCTTAGAGAATTAGAATCTCGTTATGATAGTTTGGTCAGTCTTGAAATGGAACTTGCCAACATTTTAGATGATATTGAAATAAAGAAAATAGAAATTGAAGAAGAATTAGAAAAAAATACTAAAAAATCTAAATTTATTGTCAGGAAAATTGAAAGAACTATTGAATCTTTAAAAATAAATCATCAAAAACTTTTGGAAAAGAAGAAAAATCAAGAAGAAGAATGTGCTGTTTTCATAAGTCTTTTTAATAAAATTGATGCAAAAATCAAGGTAAAAGGATGGAATGATAATAATGCACAGGCAGAATATTTTGAAAATAAGTTCGGCAGCGAATTAAATTTAGATTTTTTGCTTGGTCATCCCGTAAATAAAGAACTGGTTAAATCAATTTTGCAATTAGAAAATAATAGTAGATTGAAGCACAATTTGATTGAGTCCATGAACAAGCAGAAAGGTCTTTTGGGTAATGGTCAGTAAGTTAAGTAGTTATGACATTGGATACACAACTGGTGATCTATCCATATTCCCACAAGCTATTGATGGCTATGATACGCTATATTCTGCTAAAAATAATAGTGAAACATCATTAACTCAAGCTTTGAATTATGGTGCGAACCTAATAATTGTAGAATCTACAGAAAATTTCCCTGATAAGGGATTAATTAGAATTAATCTAGAAGATAAATACGCAACTCCTCCAGAATATATTTATTACGAAAACAAAACAAGTCAAACTTTTTATAATTTAATTAGAGGTTTTGGAGATTCAAGAGAAACAAATTGGGTTGTTGGTTCGCAGGTTATTGGTGGTGTCTTTGCTGATCACCACAATAGCCTTAAAGACTCAATTATAAAGATTGAACAAACACTCGGAACTTTGGTTGAACCTGCGGCAGAGACTCTTAATGGTATCTTAAAGAAGCAAGAAATTAAGTATTTGACTCCTAGACCATTATTCAGAGGATATCCTTTGAATGGTAAACCTCCTTTGACTGTTAAGTTTCAAAATTTTAGTAATATTATTGCAAATAAATTTTTCTGGGATTTTGGTGATGGTGGTACAAGTCTTTTAAAGAGTCCTACTCACACTTATATTAACGAAGGTGCTTTTGACGTTAAGTTGCGTATCATTACAGATCTTGGGGCGCAAGGTGTAATATCCAAGACTGGTTATGTTAATGTTTCTACTAATACTCCTGATTTATTCTTTTATGCTACGCCTAGTATTGGGTATTCAGTTCAAACTGCTGCTGAATTAGGTATTGATCCTACTGAATTTAATTTAATCGATCAATCTGTTGGTAAAATTGTGGAGAGATTTTGGATATTTGAGGATGGTGGCAATCAAAGTCAGCAGAACCCTAATATTCACTATACAACTCACACATATCAAAAACCGGGAACTTATGCTCCCACATTGTTGATTACTCTTGAAGGTAATAATGTAAACAGAATAATTATTTCCAATCCAATAAAGGTTTTGTAATGTCTGAAGAATCAGAATTCATCAAAGGTTGGTATATCATCATTAACAATGGTGATCTTTATATTCGTTATTTGATATCGAAAGATTTTTTGCAAGAAAATGAATCAATATTATCTTCTTCTTATGAGACATTTGATGAAGCTGAACAAGTATTAAAATATATTGAAGAAAATAATGGCACTCAAAATGAAAGTACAGCTAAAATATCTCCAACAGATCCGGCATATAATGGAGAAAATGCATGTAGCGGGTATTGTAACTATGAATGTATAAATGTACAATGGACATTGGTAAGTAGTCTTTGTACATCTTTTGAAGAAGGATGGACATGTTCTTGCGATTTTTCAGGTTCTTGTTTTCCTGAAGGATCAACAATACAAACAGGATGTACAGCTAGTCCAGCTCCACCAACTCCAACTCCTACACCAACTCCTACACCAAGCCCGATTCCAAGTCCAAGCCCAACCCCAATTCCAAATCCATTGGGTTGCGGTGTTTGTGCTGTAGTTTGTACTGGTGGTATATGGTATGGAACTGGAGACTGTAGTTCTGGCGCAGAACAAGGATGTGTTTGTGATGTAATA